TCTGAGCTTCAAGGTGAGAAGTATAAGGATATTGATATCTTTGTGCTTGGTGATCCTTCTTATCCTGATCTCCATGAGCGAAAGCAAACTGCTATTCGTGAGTTGATGAAAGCCTGGACTCCTTCTATTCAAAACAAGACGGATGACTATGTTCGTAACAACGATAAGGTCGAAGAAGTCTGGACTTCAAAAGACCATTGGGTTCAGTTTATTTTCACAAAGCACTTGACGCGCAAGGACTTGATTAATGACTTTGATTATGTCCATTGCATGACCTCATATTCTGAAAACAAGCTATACATCACTCGCAAGATTTATGATGCGATTATCAAGAAGCATCTTATTGTCCAGAACAATAAGAATGTTCAGGAATGGCGTGTGAATAAGTTTATTGAGCGTGGCTATAAGGAACCCGTAGAGAAGGAATCGACTCTCGGTGATATTCTGGCAGGTGCGTTGAAGAGTAATCCCGTAAGAACTTATATTGCTGGCGGTGGTGGTGCTGGCGGTTACAGTCATTCAATTGGAGGCGGTGGTGGTGGTTACATTGTTCCAACAACTTGGATTGACGAATGGCAAGACTAAGTGGATATGAAACATTCTGTCTCTATCTTGCTTTGAAAAACCATTTTAATCTTGACTCTTACGATTACTTCAAGTATAATGGTAAGACAAGGCATGTTAGCAAGGAAACTTACCTCTCAAGGAGAGATAGGTTTCAGTTTGAAAAGTTGGCACGAAACTGCGATAACATGCAGGATCATTTGGTAGCCAACTTACTAAAAGATAAGACATGGGTTGGTGACCTCCTTGATGATGAAGCTTTTGATAACACAAAAGCCTATATGAAAACCAATCAATCCATGTCTTATGTATTTCGGAACGAACTGGCGACGATAGGAGATATCAAACCCGCCTTACGGTTTGATAGTCAATATCCAAACATTATACCGACTCTAATGTCTGGATCTATATCTTATCAGACCTTTGTGATACTCGACTATTTCGTCCAGTTCGTTCCGAAGTTTGATGCTAAACTACCAGATGATTTCATTTGGTCTAAGATTAGTTTCAAAGCCAAGAAGTTTGCGCCGTTTATTCTTCCACAGATAGACAAAAAAAAGTTCGCAGACCTCTTGAAATCTCATGTGGAAGATACTATATACACTTGACACAGGGAGATTCCTGTGCTATTATACTCAACATACACTGTCATACGGAGAACATACAATGTCAAACTTTGCATCCCTCAAGAAGTCTTCGGCCGATATCGGTCGTCTTACCAAGGAAATCGAAAAGATCAATCAACCTCAGGGCGAAGGCCGTGCGGAAGATGAACGCTATTGGAAGCTCAACCGCGATAAGGCCGGCAACGGCATGGCGGTCTTTCGCTTCCTGCCTGCTCCCGCAGTAGATGGCGATGACGCGCTTCCTTGGATTCGCTATTTCGATCATGGCTTCAAGGGCCCTACCGGTAAGTGGTTCATTGAGAACTCGCTTACCTCTCTCGGACAAAAGGATCCTGTGTCCGAATTCAACTCTCAGCTTTGGAATGCTTCAAGCGATGAAAACTCATGGCAGCGTAAGCAAGCCCGTGAGCAGAAGCGCCGTCTCCACTATGTTGCTAACATCTATGTGGTGAAGGATCCTTCTAATCCTGCTAACGAAGGCAAGGTCTTCTTGTACAAGTTCGGCAAGAAGATTTTCGACAAGCTTACCTCAGCAATGAATCCGGAGTATGAAGGCGATAAGCCTCTCAACCCATTCGACTTCTGGTCTGGTGCTAACTTCAAGCTCCGTTCTAAGATGGTCGCTGGTTATGTCAACTACGATACCTCATCGTTTGACACTCCTGGTCCTCTGCTTGATGATGACGCCGAGCTTGAGAAGATTTGGAAGTCCGAGCATTCTCTCAAGGAAGTTCTGGATCCTAAGAACTTCAAGTCATACGACGAACTCAAGCGGAAGCTTGAGGACGTTCTTGGCGCAAGTCTCGGCACTGCTGATGCTCCTGTTGTTGAGTCCGCTTCTATTAGTGGTTTGACACAGAAGCCAAACTTCGAGGCTGCAAAGGCTCGTAAGTCTGTCGCAGATGATGTGCCGTTTGATACTGAGGATGAAGACCTTAACTACTTCAAGGGTCTTGCTGACGAATAATTGCAGCGTGAGAGTAGAAAGGGCAGCTTTGCGGCTGCCCTTTTTTATTATGAGAAGTGGCCGTTGACTAGATTGCCACTATTATCACCATAAAGTTTTGCTCTGTTCAAGGCTCTCAGTTGTGATGGTGATGAGGACATTGAACCAGAAGACATTGTTTCTAAGAAGTTTGAATCTGGTGTACTTACTGGCATTGGTTGTTCTGGTCTTCTTTGTACAGGTTGATTTGGTGTTTCAACTCTCTGCGGTTCAGCAGAGGCTATTTCAACCTTTTGATCTTCTCGTCTTATAGTTGACGGATCAACTCTGAGATTACCCTGATCATCTTGGGTATAAAGTTCTCTGTCATTACCCACAAACTTCAACGCACCGGTTTTCATATCAACACCTGCTATACCTTCTCCTGGTACCGCCGGTGGCATTTCCACAGTACCGCCAGTTGATAGTGCGGGTACAGTTGCAGTTGGAATTTCTACTGCCGGCAATTCTGTAGGAGGCACAGATGGTTGCATATTATTTTGTGCTGCTGCAACAGGATCAGCTTGTGCTATAGCTTCTGCTTCTGCTCTTATCTTATCATCTCGTCTTTGTACATAACCTTGGTCTTCAAGTTCTTTTAGTTTCTGAGCATGAAGTTCTGGCGACATTGTTTCGAAATGCATTGGATCGCCAAATTTGGCTCCCCATGAGAATCCATGATAGTTGGCTAATTTCTCAATGTCGGGTGGCATATCAATCGTACCATTACCACCTTCCATTGTTCCCCAATTTGTTCCAGCGTTAATGTCAAAAGTTGTACCAGTCGAGTGTGTGCTTAATCCACTACCTGCTCCGCCATTTTTACCTCTAAATGAATATCCTGCTGTATCTGCTGATCTAACAGGATATCCTCTAGCTTCCAAACCATTTAAAAATGCTCTGGTATTTTCTGCTACATCTTTGTGAACTTTAACTTTAACGCCGCCATTAGTTTCAATTTCGACCAGATTTTTTTCAACTGAACTCGGTGTTATTCTTCCAGTCTCATCGGCCAAATTAAATCTCTGTATTCCCTCTTGAGAAAGAGAATAATTGAATTCGCCAGGTGCTGATGCGCCTGGATCATCCACATTAGGATCATATCTTCTCAAATTAGGTGTAATATTACCAAGCTTATCAGTCAATACATATTCACTTGAAGAACCAACAACACTAACTGCCTGTAGTGTAGCATTATTAACTGGTTGATTCTTCATTACTTCATTGAAACGTTCCACACCTAATCTTTCTAATGCAGTTTCAAATCTCTTTTTCTGAACTTCTCCGGCATTTTCATACCATCTCTTCATTCTTTCATCAAGCTGATCAATCATAGCTGGATCAAATTTGGTTATAACAGTTTCAAGATTGTTTATCTCATCTCCTGCATTTTCAATATTTTCAACATATTGTTGGGTAATGTTATCTATCTGATTATAGTAGCGATTTCTATAATCATGGTGATGAGCATATCTTTGATCATCATAACGCCATCTAATGTATCCTTTACCTAAAAGTTCAGCCGCTCTTTGAGGATCAATATCTGGATTACTTAGAAATTCTTGAGTTCTCTTGGTATTCTCAGAAGTTTGCATTTCAGTCATGTAGAATCTGGCCATTGCATTCATAGTTTCCTGATCGCGTATCAGTTCTCCATTAACATCAAATCTACCTTCATTTTTAAGAGCCTCTTTTAGATTTGTAAGTCTAGGACCCTGCATAGAAAGCATACCAAGATTTGTTGCATTATTGTATGGATCGCTATGTGTTCCAAACATAAACTTTTCTTGAAAACCATTCTCTCTACCAACTTCAGCAGTTAGAGCTAGTGATTGTTTATGACTGAAACCAGCTGCCGTGAATGCATCATATGTCATTTTCATTCGCTGTTGATCACCGGGCTCTAACCCTTCAGTTCCCGGTTTTGCTGCATCTTGCCCTAAAACTTTAGCTTCATGAAGAAGATTTTGAATTGCCGTTTCTTCTGCTGAAGGGCTTTTAAGAGGTTTTGATGTGTTTGGAGAATATGTACCACCGCCGTCACTTCTACCGCTTATATTGGTACCGCCAGATAAAGCGCCACCCAATGAACTAACAGCTTGACCAACATCTGGCAACTTGTCTCGGTAATATCTAGGAAATAAATTGGCTAATTGACCAGGAGTTAATGATGATATCAGATCACTAATAGCACCACTTTGAGCCAAAGTTGCACGATCCGATGGTATCATACGGAGCATTTTCTTATAGTCTATGGTCATATTTTCTAGATTAAATGCCATTTATCTTCTCTTTTTAAATGTTGCTGCTTGGTCACGGTTCTTCTGCTCTTGTTCTTTTAGGTGTTCTTTGAGCAAATCAATATAGATAAATCTTTCCCAAGGAA